GTCTGAAAATCATTTTCGATACGCAAATGGCTTTTAACCTGCGTAATAGAAACAGGCTCGACAACAGGCTCAATCGTCCGTTTCAAACTGCGGTACTGCATTGCGTCGCTTCTTCCTGATGATTGACGCCTGTTCTCTTCGGCTATCTTCTGGCACTTCCGCAAACTCAATCGAACCTTGCGGGTCGGCCTTTACGATTCCTCGCCGAATAAAAAGATCGGCCTGACCGCCTCCCATGTTTTCAATGACGTCACCCTTTCGGTACGACCCCCAATTCATCATCATTCTTACTCGCACGAAAACCTTTCAAAATAAAACGGGCAGTCGGCAGGAAGGCATCCGTGCCGACCGCCCGTCCTTGGGCTTGATTATCCGCAAACAATGGCCTGAATTGGCCCTGCAACGCTTGATGTCCCGACCGAATGGGTCTTTATGCCCACTCGTGCTACGGCTCTCACGACTGTCTGGTCTGACAAGAAGTTGACGTCGCTCGACTGAGCAATTTCAATGCTCTTTCGGATGCCATAAAGCGAACTCGAACTCAAATCCGCGAGTAACACTGTAGCGAAGCCGGTCAGGTCGCCGGTGCTCGGCATCTGATCGGTTAGGATGACTGGGTAACCGAGGAACGTGAAAGTTCCGCCGGCCGAAAGCCCGAGCGATCCACCTTGTGCAAGATCCAAATTCATCACGCTTAGAGCGTGAGTGTATGGACTCATGTACCACTTGGCGTTGGCCTTCGCGTAGGCGGGGAGCTTTGCAACCAATGACAAAAAGTGAGCTTTTGTCAACTCTTCAGGAGCGTCAATCGTAGCACCAGTGATTGTCAATGATGCAGCATAAGTAGCGTTGGATCCTGCAATCATCAGCAAGTTGATGCCGTCCACAAGTGGAGCATTCGCAACAACACCATTGAACGCTGCAGTCTCGATTGCATTGGATAGCGACAAGGCTAGTTCAGTCGCCAACCAATCCGCAACCATTGGTGCATCCTGAAACAATTCATTCGCACTGACAACGCTCGCAACAACCTTCTTCGCAGTCAGCGTAACTTGATCGCTTGCTGCGTCGGCTGGAGTTGATGCAGAATTTTCTGATAGCCAAGCAGCCGTGGTACCGCCCGTTCTACGAGGAAATAAAACAACGTCAGAAGCCATAGGAATATTTCTGGCATTTGTCGCAAAAACCGAATACTGATCAACCAATCGGATCACGGTTGACGACAGTAAATCCGGCACAAACGGACCTCCAGTAGTTGCGCCAGTGCTACCCATTGCGCGCGAGTCAACGCCGTGCTCGTCGCACCAATTGCGTGCCTCTTGGCTGTTGCTGCCCCTAAAAACATATCCTTGAAGCCACTTTCCAGCAGCGTAAGCGTCGTCCACGTTTTCAAATGCCCGCAACTTTATGTTACGGCTCACTGGAGCAATGCGTGTTTTAGCAATTTCCGTTGGTGCTGGAGTGCAACGCTCGACAACGCTGCGAGAAGTCTTGATCGCTTCAAGAACACTTTGCTCGAAGCTGATTTTTTTGCTGATGTCAGAAGATTCTTTAATGAGCGATTCGAGTTCTAAGTCGCGCTCTGCGATCTTGTCAGGCTCTTGCGATTCAATCAAACGAACAGAATCCATTCGTGCAACAATCTCGGACGATCTTTCTTGCAGTTTTTTTAGGTCAGCCATGCTGATTTCCTTTAAGTTTGCGTGCAAGAATCTTGCACTAAGTTGCGGAACACCACTATTTACAATAACAAATCGCGCCCCCGCTTGCATAGAGTTTTTTATTCAATCCGCCATCCGAATATTTCTTGATTCAGTTCGTGGATGCGACTGTTACAGAAAGGAAGGATTGATTTTTCCATTCCAACGAATCTTTCAACAAGCGCAGACTTAGAAAGTTGCTTTTTTACGCCCGTAAACGAACTTCCGCCACCGTAATCTGATACGTCCGACTTGTATTCAGCGGCACTAAAGCCATACCTCGCCGCTACGCTCGACCGATAAGCGTCATCTTCAAGCCACTTATTAAACAAAATAAATTTCTGAGGATTTTCTAAGTACAGCTCCGCAAATTCTGTCCAAGCCACAGAATCGCCGTCTCGCCAGGCTGATGATGCTGAAGGAGATTTTCCTTGCATCCGAATTTTACTTGCTGCGTTGTTATAAAAATCACGAAGTACAAAAACATCTTCGTCTGGCTTTGGAAGCCAACTAACTTTTCTGAACTGGATGCTCTTAGCAAGCGTCATGAGTCTATTTGGGTCTTCATGTGACCAAAATACGTTTGCAACTTTGCCCGCCGTTCTATGTCTAGGCAGCTTGGGAGTTATGGAACCCAAGGCAATGCTGTTGTAAAAAGAATACGACAAAGAAGAATCCAAAAGCCAGAAAATAATGGCGTGTCCGCCCGATCTTCTAGGGTGAAATATTCTGAAATTCATTTCGTAAAGTGCTTCCAGTTTATTTTTACGTCTTCTTTTCCGTTTGGCTTTACAATCCTTCTGCATACACCCGGCCAAAGTTCTTCCATTTTTAGAATTGCCTTGTGTTCAGAGCCATCCGTTTGATACACGGGCCGTAAGCCTCCCGGGTTAGAACCGATGGAGGGGCACCCGAAAGAATACAAAGCCACACGCATTGTCTTCAAGCCTGAAGCCAATATTTGTAAAGTAAAGTCGCGGTCTTCCTTTAGGTTCGCTTCCTTGCGGTACTTGAGCATTTTTACTTGATCTTTATTTACACAAACGGCAACATCGCAGTAGGAGTTCCAGACCAGTAGTTTTGTCGGCTTTGCCAGAAAAGAAAACACTTTGTATTCAAGCGCAGCTTGGCCGACATACGGACGATGCAAAAAAAACTTTCCGGCACCAACCAATGCAGACCGCGCATCAGCCTTTATAAGTGCCGTCGTTCCTTTAATATAAAACTGCGATATGTCATCATCTAGCATCCAGAACCATCCAGAAGGATGAGTCTTCAGAATCCAATTCCTGACATAAGAAATACCTTGGTTATTTTCAGGCAACACAAGAACCGGCCATCTTTTTTCGTAGGCTGATTGTTCCTGTGGTTCAACTACAACGGTAAAAGGAACTGAAGCTGATTCAAGTAACTCGGCAGTTTTGCAGCCTATCCTGCACTTGCTAGGAATATAAACGTGCGGAAGTTCGGATTCATACATTATGAAAGTTGCCTAAGTCTCCTAGACCAAGCCTCAGAAGCCTCAATAATCCAATTGCGTAAACTTGAAGTGGGTGCCTTGACAACAGCCGCAACGTTCTGCGACTCCATCCACGCTTCATAGCTGCGCAATGCGGCCTGAACAGAAGAATCAGGGTAGGCCGGCGTTAGAACAGGTCCGACATCATAGAGACCAGAAACGTCATTTACGCTTCTTACAGAGCCCTTGTCGTCTGTCGACCAAGAGTCTCCACCATTTTTCACTGAAAATCCAAAGCTGCTACCGCGCACGTCCCTTCTCGTAATCAGTTCAAGAATGTCTGATCTTGTCGTTGGTGGAGTCACCTCATATTTCAGTCCTTTTGCGTCGCTTGAAAGTTCAAGCGTGCCGCTTGACGTACGACCAAGAACATAATTTTTATCGTGATTAAAAAGCGCGACAACGTCCTGCTTGCCTCTTTGTCGAGTCAGTATGTTGTCAAACGCCCCCGGGCTAATCTTCTCCCGAAAACCTCCTAGGTCTAAACTGAGCCGGTCGTACACTGCCCCATAGCCGATAATTACAGTGCGACCTCCAGAGCGTTCTTCAACTTTCAATTCAGCTTCGGGAAATAAGTCCGCACAAATATCTCTTCTTTCAATGTTCATTGATTGACTCCTGTTGTCTTCTGCGTTCATTTAATTACTCAATCGTTTCTGGCGTGCTGTCAGTCAAAGTATCAGGGGTCGACACAGTCGCAGGTGCTGGAGCGGAAGGAGGCGCAGGAGCAGGCGTTGCGATTATGTTTTCAAGCGTTGTAAGATTCATTTGCATTAGTCGATGATCGCCAGCAGGGCCGATTGGGTTCAAGTTCTCAAGGTCGCGGCATTCGTTGATTGTCATGACGCCGAGGTTCAGCATTTCTCTATAGTACGAAGCACGCTCGCTTGTGTCTCCTCGCATTAACCCAGACACTGAATGCTCCGCGAAATATTGCTCGTCGTCAACAATAAGATCGCGGCTGATTGCAGATTCCCAACGCTTCAGGTGCGGCAACAAACAATACTGCACAAATTCCGTTGACTGCGTCTGAATATTGCTGAACGTACTTTTGTCGAGGTGCTGAATCATGTGCGGCGGCATGCGGAAAATGCGGCACATCTCCACGACCTGAAATGCACGGCTTTGCAGGAATTGTGCTGACTCATTGGCACCGCCGATTTCTTTGTAATGAATGCCAGCAGGAAGAAGCGCGATGCGGTGACTTCTATCAGCACCTCGATGAATGCTTTCAAACTGCTGACGCATATTTGCAGACGCTTCTGGCGGGACAGGATGATCTGATTCGAGGATCGCACCGGGCCGAGCTCCATTTTCAAAAAACTTTGACCCATGCGTTTCAAGTGCTTGCGCAAGGCCAATTGCGTTTCTTGACAACTGCGCAGGTTGAAGCCCAAGGACTCCATCTGTCGATAGCCAACGCAAATGGAAGATTTGATCTTGCGAGTATGTTGTCGTGCTTCCGCTTGGTTCTCTGTATCTGTAACGAAGAGAGCCGTCGGAAACTCTGTCAACGTCCATGCGCGAAGGATGTAGCGGCCAAAGCTCACTGACTGCGCCCAATGCACCAGGACGAATCTCGGCGTATGAGTTTCCGTACATTAAATACAAAGCCGTTTGCATTTCGCGGAACTCCATCGCAGTCTGCCACGGATTCGGCTGCTGATGAAGAAGGCGATTTAGTGGCTGATCAAGTGCCTTTTCTTTTCCGCCTCCCGTGAGTCTCCGATAAAGAAACAAAGGAAGAGACGAGCATGATTCAGCGATTACACGGATACAAGCACAGAAAGCTGAAACCTGAAGCGCAGTTTCTGGAGTGACTTTTATTCCGCTTGTTGTCCCCATTCCACCCCACTCATTCCACGACCTGAGCTCCATAATGTCGTAAATTGCAGCCGTTTGGAAATCAGGATATGGGGATTCTTCTTTTGCCATTTGTTCCTCAGACTTCAATGATGTTCCAGTTTCTTTCAACGGTCTTTGGCGCAGTGCCGCAAACACCAAGAGCCATGACTAACGCGACAATACCGTCAATGCGTTCTGTTGATTTCTTTTTGCTTGGCTTGATATTTCCATACGCATCGGCAGGTGCTGCACAATGCATCGCTTGTATTGCTAGCGTCGGGTGACCGCCATGACGGATTTTTTCTGAAGCGACAAGTGCCTCAAGTTGTTTACTAGGAGCGTTCATCGCAAATCCCTGAGAATACCCGACGCAATCGACGCCTGCTTCCTGAAGCAACTGAACTGCGTGACTTGCATTCCATCG